TTACATTGTCTACCCGCCCAGAATTAAATACCTGTCCGCTTCCAAATTGGTGAGCAATATAAGGAACTGTTGTTGTTGAAAGTGGTGTTGCATTTTCTGCTGGAAGCGGTGGCTGCTGTCCGCCAGGGGATGCGTATGTCGTTACTTCAATTCCATTAGTTGTGGTTTCTACGGCTGAAGCATCTGCAGCAGCTTGGGCTGCGGAAAGGTTTGTGGTGTCTGTAGCAACTATAGTAGTCTGAGACTCAACCTGTTGAGTTACTGTATTTAAATTTGTTTGAGCATTATCTAGATTTGTTGTTGCTGTTGCAACTACTGCAGTTTGTGATTCAACTGCTGCTTGAGCTGTTGTAGCAACTGTGACTGCTGTTTCTGCTGATTGAATTGCTGTTGTGGCCTCTTGCACCTTGACTGTAGCATCTGCAACTGCTGTTGCGATAGGCTCTTGTGTTGTAGCAATTGTTGCTGCTTGCTGGGGGGTTGTGTCAGGAACATTTGCCTGTACTGTTTCTATGATCGCATTACCTTGAGACTGAGCTGCTGCCTGCAATGCATCGGCTGCCGCTTCAACCTTATCTGCAACTATCTCAACTGTAATAGGAGTGGTTGCTGTGGCTGTGTCAGAAGAAGGATTAGGGGTAACTGGAGATACCTGAACTGTTGTTTCTTCAGCATTTGCAATGCTTGGACCAAAAAGTAAAAGCCAGCCGATTATAAAAAGGCTGGTTAAAAAATGCTTAATCTTTCTAGTCAATTAGGATCTCCTAAGTAATGCAATATTTTTGCTTACTTAGTAATTATAGCAGAATGTTAGTTTAAACTACTTAGGATTATCGGTTTTATAAAAACCATTACCTTTAAACTGTATGCCAAACGGTGTAAAGTGTCTAGTCATTTCAGACTCGCATTCTACACATGTATATCCTGGATCGTCATCAACAATAGATCTATGCACTGACATTGTTGCATGTGCATCGTCGTATGAACATTTGTATTCGTATACTGGCATTTTAATCTTTCTGTTATAGGGGCAGTTTTTGGACATACCCAGGTCTCAATGTTACTTGATCTTTAGAATTTTAGGTTGTTTTTCTTTAGGCAGATTTCTAATTACACGGATATGTAGCATTCCGTCTTTTAATTCTACACTTGAAACTTCCATGTATTCACTTAGCTCAAAGATTCTTGTGAACTTACGTGCAGCAATTCCCTTATGAACAATCTCTGCGTCTGTTACTTCTGTAATTTCACCTGTGATCCAAAGACTTCCGTCTTCAATGGATACAGTTAAATCTTCTCTTGTGAATCCAGCAACTGCCAGCGATAGCTGATAATTGTCTTCATCTAGCTTTAGTAAGTCATACGGCGGGAAAGCTGTATTATTTACCTTGCTGAGACTATTGAATCGCTCCAACTCTCGGTTGAAACCAATAAAAAATGGATCTTTAAAAAGATCCATGGCGAAATTTGTTACCATTTTGTGCTCCTTTTAAGCGAGTTAAATTAGTGCCCCCATTTGGCAGGCACTAATCTATTATATCATTTAGGTAAACAGAACCGCAAGTTATTTTTTAGATTTTGCCCTTGCTTTTGCAAGTGCTTCAAAGTCTTTAACCTTAGTGTCTCCAAGATATCCCCAAGCATATCCGTCCAATATCATCTGCTCATTAATGGATGCTGTATGGTCATCTATGAATAGCCATCCAAGAATTCTTCCGTATTTTTCTGAAGAGTCCATCTTTTCAGTCTTAATCTTAACAGACTTGGCATCCTTTAATTTATACTTTAAATACTCTTTAGCTTCTAGCCCTAGCTTCTTTTCCGCAAGATCTTTTGTTCTTGATTCTGGAGTGTCTATTCCAGCTAGTCTGACCCTAGAAGCGAACAGGATATCAAAACCAAGGTCGATGAGGACATCTATTGTGTCCCCATCGACTACACCTTCAACTTTTCTAACATAGTATTCGTACATTACTTAATCTTCTTTGGTGCTACTTTTTTTGCAACTGGCTTAGCTGGTGCCGCTTTCTTTACTGGTGCTGGTGCCAACTTATTTAAAAGAGGTGCATTTTCTTCTCCAGCATATACTGGTCTGCCCCAACCAACAACTGCATTAAGTAGCTTCTTCTTGTTATCCTTTACATACGCACGAGTTTTTTCAACACACATTCCGCCATTGCGCTGATCTCCCTTTGCTGTTCCAGAAGTATTTCCTTCAATAACCTGAATTGTTCCGTCTCCATTATTTTTAATGCATAGGCCAACATGTGAAATGCGATTTACGCCATCATCTGGAAAATCAAAATAGATCCAGTCGCCAGCCTGTGGGTCGTCATTACGTGCATCTGACCAACGTCCTTCTTTCTTAAACTGATCGGAGGCTGCTACTGTTGATGCCGACTTTGGAAACTTTGCTACACCAGCTGTGAAAGCACACCAAGAAACAAACGATTGACACCATGGCTGGAAGTTAACCTTCATCCATGCACCATACTTTGTTTCATTATCTTTTGGACCCTCAATAGTTCCAACTTCTTTTTTTGCAACTTCAATAATTGCTTCTAAACTTCCTTTTGCTGCCATTTTATTTCTCCTATTATCTACTTAGATTATTTATATGTAATATAGAGAGCGTTTCTATATTTACATGTTCTGGTACCATGAGCGCCCATCTGATTGCATCCGCAACATCTTCTGGGTTTAAACAATTGTGCCTGTCACGATCACCACGACTATTTACATTGCCTGGCGCTATCTCTGTGACTCTAATATTTTTATCAAATAATTCAAATCTTAATATTTCTGCAAGCGCTACTTCTGCATGCTTTGCAACCGTATAGCTGCTTCCTCCACGATAAACAAAATGTCCTGCCATTGATGTAATAAGAACAACATTGCCTCCGCCATTTTTTATCATTGATGGGGCTATAGTTTTTGTCATATGCATTGCGCCAACAACATTTAGATCATAAGACTTTTTCCAATGGTCTACATCATCTGTAATAATGTTATTTGGCAAATTAAATCCACCACCTGCATTATTAACTAACGCATCTATTTTTCTATCATAGATATACTTGCCAAAATTTTCTACTTCTGATCTATTTGTTATATCCATCTGGTAGACCTCTATATTGTCTGATTCTATGGACTTTAGCTCATCTATACTTCTTGCAATTGCTATAACATGAAAATTATTTTCTGCAAGCAGCTTTGCTGTTGCCTTGCCTATGCCAAATGAGGCTCCAGTCACTACTACGGTTTTCTTTAAATTTTCCATAAATCCCAGTATACCATTTCTATTAATTATTATATAGTCTTTGCTATATGCTTGACTATCTTTTCATAGTACTTTTGAGTCATATGGTCATTTAATAAAATCTTTAAAGGTTTTTTAGGCTGCATGTGTGGCTCAATCATGTCTGTACCCAGTATCTCGTCTACCCTTATAGGGGCCTCCAGACCTCTTTCTAAGCATTGTTTTCTAAGCTCCTCTACAAACACTAGGTGCTGCTCATACCTCCGCTCAAACTCAATGTCTGGATCGCTTGAATTTATTCTCCACCCATTAGTTATGATGCATATAAACTGTGGCAGCGGTTCCATAAATACTATACGGCATTTATCAAACTTATTTAAAACATTATCCATGTATTGAGATACTACATCTGCAGCAGATTTATAATTATTTAGATGTGTTTGTGGTAGCCAATTTCTAATGTCTATGTATCCAAGCCAAGGTATAACAATATTTCCATCCTGATTCCAATTATCAAGAATATATTTCTGTGTTCCGCTTGCAAAGTTTTCAAAATCATAATTAAGGGCAGATCGTCCTGGGTGTGAGGACATCCATATTTTTATATCTGAGTCTTCATACATTCTTAATGAGTCTCTAAGCCAAACTTCGTTACCGTTTTCTATGTATCTGGTTACGTAATTTTGATCGGAGTCTTTAAACTCCAGTGCAACGTTTTCCCTAAGAAAAACATCTGGCACACAGTTACCGAGCTTTGCTGTGTGTGAGTCTCCAACTATTAATATATTTCTCATCATATCTCCATTATACTATTTTGTGTCCCCAGATGGTATCGAACCATCGACCCGCAGATTAAAAGTCTGCTGCTCTACCAGCTGAGCTATAGGAACGTACCCCTGGCTGGGATCGAACCAGCGACCTACAGATTAGAAGTCTGTTGCTCTTCCGCTGAGCTACAAAGGTGTGCAACAGGTAGGACTTGAACCTACGATTACCGAATTATGAGTTCGGGGCTTTAACCAACTAAGCTACTGTTGCCTAGTTGAAAGTATACCTAATATACTTAATTCTTGTCAATAGATTGTTCGACTATTTGCTGTACGTACTCAGAAAAATGTTTTCTAATTGATCCCATTGGTCTTGATCCAAAAGACTCCCAGAGTCTTTTATACTCAACAATATTTGAAAATGTTGTTGGGCACACTACAGTTCCATTATACTCCCTAAGTACGGTTGGTAGCGGAACATGCTTGCTGCAGCACTTACATTCTTTTGCTTTTTCTTGGTATTCGCTCATATTATTTGCATCCTGTCCATTGCTTCTCTTAAGTCTTCAGGCATTCTTGGCGCCCTAATCATATTATAACTTGTTGTTTCAGGATCATCTTTTGATCCAAAATCATTGTCGTAACTCATTGATTCATATGTATGTATATTTATCTCTTGATTGTTATCAAACTTTGTTCTGCTTATTGAATTAAATATAGCGCCACATGTAGCATCTGCTAAGTCCTTAGAGCCTTTTCTTGGGTGGTCCACCCTGTCTCTCATAATTCTAAGCTGGCAGAGTTCGTCAATAAGCAAAGGTATATGTGGGCCAATCAATCTTTCTTCCGCAACGATCATGGCCATATCATCATAATGTTTTTTAGCGACAGACAGAATCTCTGTATTGATGCCATATTGTTTTAGTTGTTGCATCATATCATGAGAGTTCCATCTGTCAAAGGTACATACTGCTATATTGAATCCCCTTGTTTTAAGAGACAGAATATAGTCTTTTACTTCAGTAAAATCTACAGATTTATCTGGGGTCGGGGTCCAGTATCTGACAGCATCAATCTCCACAATTGGAGCAGGCTGTGAATATGTGTCTGTTACTTTAACATTGACCCACCTATTAACGTGTGCCATAGTAACGGCACAATGGTCATGCTTCTGCGCTAAGTCTACGTGGATATAATATTTTTTATCTGGGTCTGGGAGAAACCACTCCTCTAGTCTTCCAAATGTATCTACTGCTATTTGTCCTACGCTAAAAGCTTTTTCTACTTTTTCTCTTGATTTAAAAAATGCATCAACTGCGTCAGGTGGCATGCAAGCAAATCTTGATAAAGCGTCTGTTGGGTTTGTATAGAAGGCTGTCTTAAAGTCATCAATTTTTCTAACTGGGTTGATCTCCCAAGTCGGGCGCTTAATAGCATATACTTTAGGTATCTTGTAAGATATGATATGGTCTTCTTCCCACTGTATTTCAAACTCATTGCCATCCGTCCCATCAGGAATCTCTTCATACATTTTAAACTTATGTTCCCTTATTACAGTTTCCTTTTCACCAATTACAGCATCATATCTTTGTTGAATATAATCATTCTTAAATCTAGGAAATGAGAGTAATATAACCTTGCCAAAATCTGGGAATCGTGAGTCAACTGATGCTCTGTACATGTCATAAACTGCACTACCAGTTTTTGCTTGATCATGGCCAGTTGTATTTTCAATTGCAAATCCAGATATCTCGTCAAGAATAACAACTATAACATTGTATCCTTCCCACGCCTCTCTTTCCGAGTGCCCAGAGTGAACTGTGATTGCCTTGTCAAACTGGATTTCAGATGCCTTTGCATAGTATTTACCAACAAACCATGGAGACTTGTCTATGCGGCTTCTAAAGCCTTTAAAAAACACATTGCTTGCTTGCTGCGAGTTTATAGCAATATTAATAATATCAATCGAGTCACCAGGAGGCTTGCCATAATATGTTGCTGGGTCTTTTAAACATAGTAGTAAATAAACTATGTAAGCTACAGCAATTGTTGAGCAATAATCTTTTCCAGAGCCTTTGCCTAGCTGTGCTACAACTTCATTAGCAGTTTGTTTAAATCTAGTGGCACCTTCTTCTTCGCCAAATAATTTTTTTAGCGTGGACTCTTTATAAATCTGAGAGCTTTTTTCAATTAAAGTGTATTGATACTCTGATAGAGGCGGCAACCCCAAGTAGTTTGGATCATTTACAAATGTCCTTAAATCTACTGGCTTTTCTTCAAACTCTTCGCCGTCCAGAATATCTATTAGGTCAGAAAAATCAAAGCTCATTTTACACCCAATGGGACATCAATATATACAAAAATTTTATTAGAGTGTGTATATCTTATATCGCTTTCTAAGGCCAGCACCTCATGAGATATGTCTGATCTATGAATTAGCATATCACCCTTTTCTGGCTTGTATTGCATTCCAATCTCTGGGTATGATATCTCTGCGCCATCATAATCATTAAAATAAAATATAACGCCATGGGTAGTATATTCAGCTGGGTATACGGTATCGCCCTCTTTTACACTTAAGTTAGCTTCAAACAAATGAATTGAGTCGTGGTTATCTTTATGAAGATTCCATGTCTGACCTTTTATAAATTTTACAAGGCTAAGATTTTCTCCAAGATAAAAATCTTTTTTTAAAATAGATTTTAAATGGTTGTGAACTGGGAGTAAGTGGCTTATTTGTTTCTTAGTAGATTTATACCAATCTCTTTCAAACCACATGTTGTCTGGGATGCTGCTTGCAACACCAGTAATAGAATCACAATCCTGATCAGAGATAAATTTTTTATATACCCATATGCCATCACTTAATTTTTTAAAATTGTCTACGCTTGCAGAAAATGGAAATGTATTAGACAGCATCTGACTCATGAATCAGAACACTCTCAACAATACCTGTTATCTGAGATAATCTTTTTGCAACATCTAGCTTGCATTTAGGGCACCCAGCAGTCACTTCTTTTAGGATTCCAACAAGGATGTCTTGCTTTCTTTCAGTTTCGGCAATTTGAGATGCAATTTGAGTATTCTCTAATACACCTACAGATTGAAGCATAGCTATTCTTTTTGTTTCAATGTCTGCAATTAGCTTTAGGGCCCCTGCTTTTACGCTGAGCTGTCCTTGGGTATCTGCATCCTCTACGGTCTTCCAGGCTTCTTTGATTAGCATTGCATAATGTTCGTCTGCTCCAGAGATTGCCTCTCTTGCACGATCTCTTAAATTGGTATCGTTATGGACTACAGACTTCCACTCATCAACATATTCAAGAACCTCTTTTCTAGAGAATCCTGTATTGGTGGCTATTTGTGTTGCGGAGTTGCCCTTTAGCAGTTCTTGAACAACCCTGTTCATTCTGTCAAAGTGTACCGCTGGCTCTAATTCGCTCATATATAAATTATACCATGTTTTAGTTGACTAAGACTTGTTAGCAATTTTAAGAAGAATTAGATAGCCAATTAGATCATCAATATCATTATCGCCAGGAAATGCTTTATCGTTTTGAATTCTATTTAATTTATCATCAATGCGGACACGAATCTGTTCTGTTGAATCCGCCTTGGAAAATATGCGAATTGGATCTAGTGCTGAGTTTCCGTATGAGATATTTTTCTTTATAAGCATCTCTGAAATCTCTAAACACTCTCTAATGATCTTGTGGCCAGAAGGAGCATCTGTTGCAATTAACTGAAGGTCTGTTATCCAAGCCTGATATCCGCCATCTTTATTTGGGTACTCGCTCATTTTTTTCTTAATAATCCAAACTCTTGTAAATATCTCTGTATAGTCATAGCAGAGACACCGCACTCTTTACCTATTTCTGTAACTGTTTTCTTTTGAACTATGTATCTTCTATATAGCCAATCTTTACTTTGATAAAGCTTCATCGCTTAGTAAGCACCTGGTTGCTGTAGTGTGCAATACCAAAGCTATCCGCAACATCAAAATCTATAATTTCTAAACCATATTTTTTATTAAAGTAATCAGCAGTTCTTTGCTTTCTCATATTTCTTAACTGATTTTTATACCAAGATTCCGCATACCCTGGATT